GCTACTTTTTTAGCTATGCCTTTGGGCTGTGCTACGAATTGCTTTCCTGACTTCTTTCCCGCTCTTTTTGCTCTAGTCGTAGCAGCATATTCTGACGGAGATAACGACTTAATCGCTGCCTCCGGTAGGTATCGTTCGCCTGTGGCTTTTGAGCCTTGCGTTGACGGTTTACCACTTTTAGTTCTCCACTTCTGGTCAGTCCACGCCTTTAAAGAACGCTGTGGCGCTTTCATTTCATCTTCTTAAGGGTCTGGGCTAGGCGAGCGCGTTTGCCAATCGTACCGGGCTTCTTAGCGGCTTTGGCAAGCATTTTGGCGGGGATGGTCTTGCCTTCCTTAACGCCAAGTTCTTTGCGAAGCGCGCCCGGCTTCTTGATGGATTCCTGAATCCACTTCTTAGTCACGATACCCTCCGCCTTTTTTCTTATACTGCATGGCTAACATCTGTGCCTTGCGCCCGCTCCATTGACCGGGTGCGCCACCCTTGCCACCGCTTTTAATGCGGTTAAACAATGACTTACGCATACCCGGCTTGGTGTAATTACCAGCCTCGTTTACACGGCTTTCGCCGCCCTTGGAATAGAGTGCAACAGGCTCTTCACGCTTTCTGATGCGCTTCAGCTTGGCCGGGTTTACTGCACCCATTCCACGGCAAGGTCTCATACCATCCGACCTTTGGTCTTACCGCGCTGACAGCAACCATCGCCACGCTTTGAAGCCGACGATACCGAACCACCAGACGCCTTCTTTGCGGTCTTCTTCTTGACCTGACCGCCCTTTTTAAAGCGACCATAAAAACTTGCGTCTTTGTTGCGCTGGGTCATGGCGTCATAATCTTCTTGACTAATTTCTTCGCCAAATAAACCTTTACGCATTTGTTGCGCTACTTGCGTTGCCGACTCGGGCGTGTCACCAAAATAAGTGGTACGACCATAGTCAGAACCAGCTTCTTGGGATACGCCGCTTTGACCACCGGGAAGACCCTGAATGCCCGCCGTAAGCGCAGATTCAACGCTAGATGGGGCAACATATTCACCGGCTAGTTTGCGTGTAACAGACGGCTTTGCAGAGGGTTTGGCGGGGGTCTTTGATGGTCCAAAGGTTGTTTCTCCGCGACCAGTTCCAACATTAATGTTTTTGTTAGAACCCATGCTTGACTGTTCACGTTTCTTGGGTGCTGGCGCAGGATTTTGAGCATCACGCTTTTTTTGTTCAGCGGCCATGCGCTCACGGTCACGCTGCGAAACACCACTAAAATCAACCCTACGACCACTGGTTGGGTATTTCTTTTGGTCTCTAACAAATGCTTCGCGCAAACCTCTGCCGATTGAATCCAAAAGGCTTTCTTCTTCCGGAGCTTGATATTCAGTTTCTAAACGCTTGTCAGGCATTACCATGATTACACCACCTTTCCGCGAGTTTTGCCGCGTTGAGCGCAACCATCTGCACGGCTAGATGCGGTGCCGCCCATTGCCATATTTACGCAGCCACCCTTCTTAAGTCTGGTTGCTTCATCATGAGCCTTCATATAAGGGTCTTCTTGTTTTTCTTTGGTTTTTTTGGCGGCAGCATCTTTCGCATCCTTCTTGGCTTGCGAAATTGGGTCAAGCATACCGGGAACAGGTTCGGTTACATCTTTGGATTCGGGAATGTCTTTTTTAGTGGTAGCCATTTCTATCTCCTTAGCACTTGCCGCCGCGCTTCATGTTACGAGCGCCGCTTTGAATACCAACGTTCGGACCCGAATCACCAAGGTTCTTGCCTTTAGTCTTGCCCTTGATTTCAACGCCGCCACCACGAGCCATTTTCTTGCAGGCGCCGCCCTTCTTCATGGCCATTTCTTTTTCTTCGTGCTTAACCATCGACTTCGGTGCGCCCTTAGCCTTCATAAAGGACACTTCCTTCTTAACCATCTTCTTCGATTCAGCCATTTCACCACCTCGTTTAAATTGTTTGCCTTTGTCGGCCTTTGCAAATTCTTCCCCAACACTTTTGGGAACACCGACTTTTTTGGCAAATTTAGGATTATTTGCCACTGCTTCCATAAAGTTATGTTGTTTTTTACTTACGCTTGGCATTTTTATATTCCTTCCAAGTTTCAATCCAATCTTGAACAGTCTTGGTTTCGTAAATACGAATAACAGACCATACGATTGAAAAAGCGGCAGCAATGGCCGGTAGTGCGTTCATAAGCGTTCCAACTACTGTAACTACGGACGCCGCATCAACCGCCTGTTTAATGGTTTCTTGATGTTCTGTCATTTTAACAATTCCATGCTTTAAGCGACAACGCCTTTCGGGTTGGCCGTCCTTTTTCATCTTTCATTGCACCGGGCATACCTGACATTCTGGCGCAAAAAGACTTACGTCTTCCCGCATCTTTTTTTGTCTTGGGATGTGGTGCGGGAGCCTTCAGGCCCGGTTTGCCCGGATTAGCAGCGTTATAAGAAGCACGACCCTTGGCATTTAAACCACCCTTGGGGTTCTTGCCTTCCTTACGCGTCCAAGCCGGGGATTTAGCCATGATTAAGTGCTTCCTGCATCCGCGCTATTTTTAATCAAAATACCACCAGCATACATACTGACCGTAAACGGGCTTCCGGTATTTGCTACCACCTGAAACTGAATGTCGGTTTTTTCAATATGTTCAACGGGAATAGTGAATGGCACCTCTTGCTTTTGCACAAAAGTCGATTGATGCGTAAGCGTAATTTGCCCAGCATTATTTCCAGCATTAAATTTGTTGTACTCGGAAGCAATCATGTAGTTGCTTGAAGTAAAACCAATGCTTGCATCGTATTGAACATACGACAGATAGAACGTGTATCCAGCCGGAACCGTGTAGATTGACATCTGAGTCTGACCGACGCCAGCATTAATCTTTGCGTATACAGTAGAACTAATGGATGCAGTAATTGCTCCAGTATTTGTACTGTTGTACATAGACATCTGATTAATTCGTAAGAATGACTTGGTCGTGGTGACGTTTGACGTTCCGTTCAACGCGATTACTTCTGTGATTGGATTGTAGTTTGCATCCAATCCTTCAATAAGAACTGAGCGTGAAGTGTTATCAGATGCCGAACTGCTAACCAGAACCAACTGTGCGGCTGAACTAGGATAGGCGTATGTGCCGCCAGAAAGGGTTAGACCTTCCCATAGCGGACCCTGAGCAGAACTGCCAACGGCAGTTGAATATCCAAAGATTTCAATGCCTTGGTGGTAGGCAATTTGTCCGCGCGCAATCTGTAAATCCCAAGGTTCAAACTTGCCACGTTGGGTTACAGACGAGGGTCTGCCGTAATTAGTAATAAGACCAGCCATGACGCACTCCTATTAGGCTGCGGTGGTGACGTTAGTCCAAGTCGTAGAACCGTTCGTATTCACATACAGACGGGTGCTAGTCGAAGAACCATCGGTACGGATGTACAGCGAGCCTTGAGCAGCCGACACGGTCGGTGCGCCCGAACCCACATAGATGCCCAGACCAGCGGTGGTGGTGGCAAGGAACGCAGCAGCGCCGCCAGCAACAACAGCTTGGTTCGAGTCAGCGGTGATGTTGCCAGTAGCCGACAGGGTGGTGACGGAAGTTGCTGCGCCGATGGTCGAAGTGGTGGTGACTGCGCCAGTGGTCGAGTCAATCGAAATAGTTTGGAAGCCGTTCTGCGAGCGAACTGGTCCATTAAAAGTGGTATTAGCCATTTAAATCTCCGTGTTGTAGCACTAACTCCATTATCTCTACAAAGTCTGCTAGGTCAGTTAATGGAGTTGATTTCCTAGTATTAACAAACTACATCATTTAAACAAAAAAATAAAGGGGCCGAAGCCCCTTTATTCTTACAACAATTAAGCGCCTTGCGAACCGAACATACCGAGCGGGTCCGACCAGCCGAACGAATAACGCTCGCGGGCCTTATAACGCACGTTACCGGTATCAAAGTCACCGTCCATCGAGGTGGACAGCGGCATACGTTCAAAATGCTTCATGCCATTCGGAACGTCAGTCGTCAGGAACCAGCCGTTGGTGTCGGTCAGGAAGTGGTTAACAGTGTAACCTTCCGGAATCGCACCATTGTTCTTGATGGCGTTGATGTCGTTATCAGCCGTCGAAACGCGCAGTTCGGTTTCGAGCAGGCGGGTAGCAACGAACATCAGTGCCGGGGGAACAATCAGCTTACGCGGCTTGGCAGCAATCAGCAGACCACGTTCGTCGGTCCAGCCAGCGATTTGAATCACTGCTGCTTCCAACGAGGTTTCATTCAAGTCAGCTTGAACAGCCGGGGTGTTGCTGTTGGTACCACCCGAAACCAGCGGATGAGAGGTGTTAAACAGCGACACGCCATCACCACCCGGATAAGCCGAGTTGAAGCCATTGTTCAGAACATTGGCAGCTTTGACTTGCTTGGTGTACGACATGGCGCGAGCCAGAGCCTTGGTGTAACGCGACGACAGCGAATCGTAGAGGTTATCTTCGATTGCTTCTTCGGTCAGCGAGAAGCCAAGAGCGATGGTTTCGTGGTTATAACGGGTCGTGAATGCCTCTTGACCGTTATCATAACGAATCGAAGTGCCTTCGTTCTTAACCGGAGCAGCCGAGAAACCCGACAGCTTGGTTTCTTCTTCAAAGCTACGTTCCGAAGTTTCGGTTTCGTAGATTTCCTTATGCTCTTCGCCGTAACGCTTGTACTCCAGACCGAACAAAGCGTTCAGGCCCGGCAGCAGTTCTTTAAGTAATTGTGCGCGAGAAATAGCCATGATTTAGCTCCTTAGACGCCAGTGGTGTTGAA